TTATTGTATCAGCTCTATTTCCTCTTTTAATTGATTTAAAGTTCTGTGTGTATAAACTTTTTCTGTCACATCCTCGATAGAATGACCAACTATCAGCTTTATGATGTACTCATCCATGCCAGCATCTTTTGCCAATGTAATAAATGTATGTCTTGTATCGTGAGGGCGGTGGGAGAGTTTTAATTTTCCCATGACCTTATTCCAACGGCTTCTGTATTTGTCGTATGTCATGCACATACCAGACTGACTATCCGGATCATTGAATAAATAATCGGATTCCAATTCTTTAGCCTGATCTACTCGTTTTATAATCAGATCTCTTATTTTTGAATGAATAGGAACGCACCTGTTGCGCCCTGCATCAGTCTTAAGACCACCGAACATGGTATTATTTTTCAGGTCAATATCAGCTATTTTCAAGATAGACAGTTCTTGTGGTCGCCATCCGCTGTATATACCAATTAGAATCATATCAACAACACCATAGTTTATGTTCTCCCAGAGTAGATCTATTTCCTCTGGTGTAAATGGAACACGGATGATCTGAGGCTTTCCACGCTTGATGGAATCACACATCTGTGCATAGTTCTTATCAACAATTTCCAGCTTCATAGCATATTTATAGAGCATCTGTTATTGGATCAGACGAAAAGATAAGTGTATATGGATATATTTCAGCCGGCACTTATATGCTATCATTATCAGATAGCACATCAATAACTTACAATTTAAGTAATGTGTATGGATTTGCTGATAATCTCATTTTAATGTCAGCAATCGCATTAAAGGATAAAAATGCAATCATCGACGGTTTGTACAGATGTGACATCAATAAAAATACGGACGATCACTATGTGTTTGATTTAAACAGCAAAAAGTATATGACGAGTGACGGCGGGACACACATGAAGTGGGCAATCGAGCTTGATGATTCAATGTTAGAGTAATATGAACAAGAGACAGAAAGAAGTAATCGAGGAACAACTGCATAACGAGGAAAAAACTATTGCCAGTCTGAAGAATACATATAAGCAGGCACTGAAAGATTGTGAGCAGAAGATCAGAGAGTTGTCTGCAAGGACAGATATGGAAAATCTGCAAAGTATAATCTACCAGAGAAGATACCAAGAGGCACTGAAAGCACAGCTTGAAGGTGCCTTGAGTGCCTTGCAGAGTAATGCATATGCAACTGTATCAGATTATTTGACAAAGTGCTACAACGATGGCTATGTTGGGACTATGTATGATCTGCATGGACAGGGTATACCTATCGTTACACCTATAGATCAGAAAGCTGTTGTTAGAGCTGTTGAAACAGATAGCAAGTTAAGCAAGAGCCTATATGATAGAATGGGCGAGGATGTGACATACCTCAAGAAAGCAGTTAGGGCAGAGGTATCAAGGGGTATAGCCAATGGATCAACATGGAATGAGGTGGCAGGTAATCTGACAAGGCACATGGCAAATACACCGTTCCAGAAGGCTTACAACAATTCAATCCGTATAGCAAGGACGGAAGGACACCGCATACAAGTACAGTCGGCTATGGATGCTCAAAAGATAGCTAAGAGTAAAGGAGCGGACATAGTAAAGCAGTGGGACTCTACGCTTGACGGCAATACAAGAGATCTGCATAGACTGCTTGATGGGCAGATTCGTGAAATAGATGAACCTTTTGAAGCTGGTGGTATACAGGTAGATGCTCCGGGGATGTTTGGAGATCCGGCAGAGGATTGTAATTGTCGTTGCTGCTTATTGCAGAGAGCGAGGTGGGCGCTGGATGATGAAGAGCTTCAAACTCTAAAGGATAGGGCAGCATACTTTGATCTTGACAATACAAAAGAGTTTGAGGAGTACCAAGAGAAGTATCTAGGGATAACGCAGGAAGATATTGATAATATAAAAAATAGTGTTAAAATAAAGAAAATTGAATTACCGTCAGAAACCGACAATATAAAGGGAATGTCAAATGAAACAAAGCAAGCCATTTGTGATGCATTTGATAAGATAAAAGAAGAATACAATGTACGTATAAACAATATTGATTTAGAAAGTTTAGGTAGTGGCAATGAAAAAGTTCCATTTCAGTATGTTCCAGAGAATGTTGGCGGTTTTTTGAAATACAAACTTGTGTTGAATAAAGATTATGATTTTAATGGGAGTCTAGAAGCATTTTCTGCTAGAATTATGAGAAACCATAATAATAATGTGTTGGCCGCTCAAAATGTTGAAGACTTAATCGCACATGAGATGGCGCATGTACTAACATTTCAAAATTGCGATACATATGGTTTATTTTTACAAATGGAAGAGAAAGTTAGGGAACAGTTTATTAGAGGTGTTTCATTATATGCGGATAGTACGTATGATGGAGCTGAAACAATAGCAGAAGCGTTTGTAAAATATAGACATGGTGAAGAATTGCCAACAAATATTATGAAATTACTAGAAAAATATGTATTAAAGAAGGTAAAGTAATGGTTATTTTTTCTCAGTGTTTGGATTGCAAAAATTTTATAGGAAAAAAAGATAATAATACATTCCATTGCAAAGCATATCCGGATGGAATCCCAGAAGATGTTTTTTGGAATAAAATAAATCACGAAAAAAATATTGATGGCGACAACGGATATAAATTTGAAAGTATTTACGATAGCACTCCGCAGTAGCAGGGTGCTTTTTTAATGCACAAAAATAGGAGGATAAGAGAATGAAGAAGTATGTAGGAACAAAGCAGATTGAAGCAAGACCGATGACCAGAGAAGAATATAACATCTACAGGGGCTGGCAGATACCGGCAGACGAGGATCCAAACGATAAGGGATATCTTGTCAAGTATTCAGATGGGTATGAGAGTTGGTCACCGGAGAAGCAGTTTAACGAAGCATACAGACCATGCGACAACATGACATTCGGCATTGCGATTGAGATGATCAAAAGAGGTTTTAAGGTTGCAAGAAAAGGTTGGAATGGAAAGAAACAGTATATTCAGCTTGCAACGGCGATATCTTATAAGTCCATGGATGGGGATGTTGTAAATTGTGAACATGAGTCTATTGGAAATAAAGCTATTGCCTTTGTGGGAACATCAGGAGTACAGATGGGCTGGCTTGCAAGTCAGGCTGATATGCTTGCTGAAGACTGGGTAATAGTTGAGTAAAAAATAATAGTTAATTTAGATCATGGTGAAAACATGGTCTTTTTTTATGCCCAAAATCGGCTCAAGGCAGTAAAACTGTGACCGATAAAGAATAACTCCGGCAAGAGTGATAACTGCCATGTGTGGCTACGATTAAAGCCAAGAAAGGATGGAACAATGGAATTAAAGGAACTGTTAGGAGAAGAATTGTACAAACAGGTACAGGCGAAGATTGACGAGAAGAACAGCGCAGAGACGGATAAACTCAAGCATGTAAGATACACAGATCTGTCCGAGGGCAAGTACGTCAGCAAGGAGAAGTATGATTCAGAACTTGAGAAGCTCAACGGACTGATCACCGGCAAAGACACGGAGATTGGCAATGCAAATAAGCTTATTGAGGAGCTCAAGAAAGCTTCCAAGGGTGATGAGGGCATGCAGCAGAAGATATCAACTTACGAGACTGAGAATGCAAGGCTTCAGAAAGAGCTTGAGGAGACTAAGGTCAATTCAGCTATCAAGGTGGCTCTGCTTGAGGCTCATGCGGTTGATACTGATTACATGACCTATAAGATCAAGACAGCCCTCAAGGAGAAGAATGAGGAGCTTAAGCTCGATGATGAAGGTCATATCAAAGGTTGGGACAATATGCTCACAGACTTAAAGACACAGTTCCCGGCTCAGTTCACAGCTTCATCCGGCTCAGATGGTGGCAAGAGGATCATCATTGAGAATAAGCTGCCAGATGGGAATCCGGGCAATACGAATGCAGAACCTAAGGACCTGGCAGAGGCATTGAGACAGAAATACGAAGGAAATAACAACCAATAAGTAGAAAGGAATGGTGAAAACTATGGCAATGACATTAGAAGAACTTAAGAAAGGTATGAGTGACAAGGTATTCTCACAGATCGTGGATATCTTTCTCAGACAGTCAACAATACTTCAGATGCTCACATTTGATGACTGTGTATCAGCATCAGGTGGTGGCTCAACAATGAAGTATAAGTATCTCAGAAAGGTACTTCCAGCAACAGCAGAGTTCAGAAAGATAGGTGGCTCTTACACTGCATCAGCGGCTACTAAGCAGGAGTGCGAGGCTAATCTTGCAATCATGGGCGGAGCTGTTCAGATGGACAGAGTGCTCAATAGAGTAGCAGGCAACTTTGACAATATGGCATATCAGATAGAGGAACATATCAAGGCAGTGGTAAACCTCTTCCACTATACACTGATCAATGGTGATGCAACTACAACAGCATCAACTGATCACCCTGAGTTCCAGGGACTTGATTCCATGCTCGCAGGAACAACGACAGAATACGGCACAGACAAGGCTATTGATCTGTCATCTATCACAGCGATCAAGTCTAATGCTGATGAGTTCTATGAGGCACTGAGCCTTCTTGTCAAGACTACAGATGCTGATGCAGTGCTTACAAACACAGAGATGATCACAAAGATTCAGACTGTAGCCCGTATCCTTGGATACAAGACTGAGAGTGAGGAAGCATTCGGAAAGCGTATCACTACTATTGATGGTGTCAAGCTTGTTGATATGCAGGACTATTACACTGTAAGCGACGGCTCTGCAACTGCTGGCCATGTTGTCAAGAAGGGACTTTCAAGAACCATCGCAAAGGAGAGTTCGGCAACAACAGGTCTTACAGACGTCTATGCAGTCAAATTCGATGTTAATGATGGATTCCACGGAATCAGCCTGAATGGTGGTTCTGTAATCGATCAGTATCTTCCAAACTTCAACGAGCCTGGCACTGTCAAGGACGCAGAGGTTGAGATGATCGCAGCTACAGTCCTGAAGAATACACAGCATGCAGGTGTACTCAGAAATATCAAGATTGCATAAGGAAGGATGGGTGATTGAATATGGCAACAAAGGAAACAAAGACCGTAGAACAGACAAGTGAAGTTATTGAGCCTGTAGTGGCAGAGCCAAAGACAGAGAGTGAGCCTACAGGCTGGACAGTATCTGTTAATGATAACGCTACTTACTGTGGAATTGGCGCCGGTGGTGTCCAGTTCGCAAACGGAAAGGCAGAGATCACATCAAAGCGTATGGCAGAGTGGTTCACGGAGCATGACGGGTATACTGTTATCCCTAAGAAGTAAGGCGGTGGTCATATGATCATGACTGTCGATGAACTTAAGAAGTACGTAGACACCAAGGAGAAAGCTCCGGTGCTTGAGGCTAAGCTTCAGGCACTGGAACTCCTGATCAGAAAATATACAAATAATAACTTTCAGGACAGGAACAGGCGGTTTGTGGCTCCTGTGGACGCTGTGACAGGCTTTCAGTATGCATCTGAGCTGTTCAAGGTTGGCGACACTATACAGGTGTCAGAGTCACGCTACAACGATGGCTTGTACACCATCAAAGCTGTGGATATGAACAATGGACATATAGAGGTGAATGAGAAGCTTGTAAGCGAACCGGTCGCCATGGTGACAAAGATAGTATATCCGATGGATATCAAGCTTGGAGTAGCCAACATGCTTTCATGGGACCTGAACAACCGGGATAAGGTCGGTGTACAGTCTGAGACCATCAGTAGGCATTCTGTGACCTATTTCAACATGGATGGCGACAATTCCCTCATGGGATATCCAAAGTCACTTCTTGGTTTCTTAAAACCGTACATGAAAGCGAGGTTTTGAGATGCGAGGAATAGGCGGAAATGCAGTTGCAGATATACAGGCTAAAAGCATAACCAGAAATGAGATAGGCGAACAGGAAGTCACATGGATATCTGAAGATACCTTGACCGGATGGCTTGACCTCTCAGGCGGTGACAGCAAGTACACAACATACAATGCCAAGGTGCAGGAATCCACGCATATGTTCGTGGCTGATTATAAGCAGCTCAGTGACATGATCAAGGCTGAGAACAGTCGTATGGTGGTTAATGGTCAGGTATATGACATTATGCTGATAGATGACCCCATGGGCATGCATGAGCAGCTTGAGATATATCTGAAGTATACAGGAGGGCAGTAATGGGAAATGTGGAGTTCACAGACAACAGAATAAAGGTTGAGGCGGCTCTGGATGATGCTGTTATTGCCTTTCTGTACGAAGCTGCCGGAGAGGTCGAGGCTCAGACGAAGAGAGCACAGACGAGAGTAGACACAGGACAGACAAAAGGTGCATGGACGCATCATGTAGATGAAGATAAGGGCGAGGCTGTTATCGGTAATCCTCTTGAGAATGCTATCTGGGAAGAATACGGTACAGGTGAATATGCTTTGAAAAAGAATGGCCGTAAAGGCGGATGGTGGGCTCCTGTGGGACCTGATGGAATGAGTTTAAAACAAGCCAGCAAATTCAGTAAGGTAAAAAAGGATAAGGCAGGAAATATAGTAGCTGTTTTTACCTATGGTAAGAAGCCACTCAGACCTTTACAGAAAGCCTTCGACAAGACCAAGAGCAAGATCATCAAGCGACTTGGCTCTATCCTCAATCAGACGTTCAGTGAGTAAGGCGGTGGTGACGATTGACGACAGAAACATTATCATATATCAACAATGTACTCACAGATGAACTTGAGATACCATATGCATTTATGGAGTGGCAGGATGACCCGCCGGAGGCATATTTTGTTGGTGAATACTCCGAGGGTGATACTCCTGAAGAGGATGGATGTCAGGAAATAACATTCATCATAGATGGATTCACAAGAGGCTCATGGTTCAGCTTGGAGAAGTACAAGCAGAAGATAGAACAGAATATTGAACGGACGGCAATCCTTGCAAGTGGTGCGGGGGTTGCCGTTTTTTATGGGAATGCGTCACCAGTGCCAACAGGGGATGCAGACCTCAAACGGATACAGATCAATTTGACGATTAAAGAATATAAGAATGGAAGGTGATTATAACATGGCAGATACATTAACTTTTGAAGAGTTCAAGTCATCCGGTATCACAGACAAGACACCGAAGAACATTGTGTTTGGTGCCGGAACGATTCACAAAGGGCTCAAGTATGACGCATCAAAAAAGACATGGAACTTTGCTGAATCTCTGATCGGTGCTACATCCGGCGGAACGAAGCTGTCTATTAAGCCGGAACTTAAGGATATTGAAGTAGATGGAGCAGTGGTTAAGGTTAAGGATTTGACGGTTAAAACTGGCGAGACAGCACAGATGGATACTAACATGGTGGAGCTGTCGCCTGAGACGATCAAGATGGCTATTATCGGGCAGAATGGCACATCAACAGCGGAAGGATATGATGTGATCGAATCCAAGGCAAGAATTGAAAAGGATGATTATATCGAAAACTTTGGATATATTGGAAGATTCTTAGATGGTCGTCCTGTTATCGTGATCTTTGACAATGCTCTCTGTACATCAGGCCTTGAGATAGAGGGCAAGAACAAGGAGAATGGCACATTTGCGCTGACAATGGAGTGCTATGCGGATCTGTCACCAGCAGCTGATACACTGCCATACCACATCTATCTGCCTACCGGCACGACAACGGAGCAGGTTCAGCAGTCTATAGATTCCAGTACAAAAGCAACAGACTAATTGACATAGAAAAGGAGAGATAATCATGGGAACAACCGAGATAAAAGAGAACAAAGATATAGAAGTAGTAGAGAATGCTGAAGTAGTTGAAGAGGCAGAAGTAGTAGAAGATGCCGAGGCAACAGAAGATAAACCATATACGCTTAGAAATCCAAAGGCTACAGATATAGCTGCATTCCTGAAGCTGTTCAGCAAGCTGGGGGTAAAAGACTTCAAAGATTCATTCAGCGGCAATGGGTTCAAAGAGCTTATTGCAAAAGAACGTGAGAAGCTTGCTGGTGATGGCGAGGATGATGAGGACACATCGAAGTTCCTCGAGAATGTGGGTATTGGTCTTGCATTCGAGCTTGCAGATGTGATTCTGACTAAGCTGTCAGACTGTCAGCATGAGGTATTTGTCTGCTTATCACACCTGTCAGGAATGACTGTGGATGAGATAGCAGATCTTGATCTCTCTGTATTCACACAGATGTTATATGATGCAGTCACTCTTCCGGGCTTTACGGATTTTATCAAGGTTGTTTCAAGATTGTTCGAGAAGAAACAGTAGGCTATCTCAAGTTCATGGATCTCATATTTAAACGATATGCGGATCCGTACACTCTGCTTGATACGATGATAGACAATCAGAGCTTTGATGAGTTTGTATGCACGTTTGTGCGTCTTGACGATGATGATAAGCTCTGGGATATGTATATCCATAAGTGCTGGGAGAACATATCATTCAATGACTTCAAGGCAAGGCTGTATGGCACATCAGGTGGCAATTCGCAGCCTGTCGGATCAGGAGCATTTGAGAGCAGAGGCGAACTTGAAACAACCATAAGGGATTCTATGTCAATCATAGAGAACTTTAAACCATAGGGGCACACAGAACGTGTGTCTCTATTTTTTTATTATTGAGGAAAGGGGGTAGACCCTTTTGGAAGTATTTAAGATACTGGGACGAATCGCAGTATCAAATGAAGATGCGAATGAGAAAATTGAAGAGACTGGCGACAAGGCAGAGAAGACAAGCAAAAAGATGAGTTCTGTGTTTGGCAATATCGGCAAGTTTGCGCTCAAGGCAGCAAAGGTCGCCGTGGTTGCAACAACGGCTGTGGCTACTGGAATAGCTGGCATTACTGCTAAGGCTGTAAGCGAGTATGCAGACTACGAGCAGCTTGTTGGTGGTGTTGAGACGCTGTTCAAGGACAGCTCAGATAAGGTTGTTGAGTATGCAAATAATGCATATAAGACAGCGGGGCTGTCAGCGAACGAGTACATGGATACTGTAACGAGCTTTTCAGCGTCATTGCTCCAGGGATTGGGCGGTGACACAGAAAAGGCGGCTGAAACTGCCAATCTGGCCATAACAGATATGTCGGATAATGCCAACAAGATGGGCACTGATATGGCGTCTATACAGAATGCATATCAGGGCTTTGCAAAGCAGAACTACACCATGCTTGACAACTTGAAACTTGGTTATGGTGGCACCGCATCCGAGATGGCTAGGCTTATCAATGACTCAGGTGTACTCGGTGACACCATGACTGTGACAGCAGATAATGTCAATAGTGTATCGTTTGATAAGATGATAGAGGCTATTCATGTTGTACAGACCGATATGGGGATAACAGGCACAACCGCAAAAGAGGCAGCCACTACAATACAGGGATCTATCGGCATGATGAAGTCTGCATGGACGAATCTGCTCACAGGAATGGCCGACCCATCACAGGACATGGGAGTGCTGATCAATAACCTTGTTGATTCTGTGATGGCTGTAGCTGATAACCTTGTACCACGAATAGCAGACACACTGCCAAGGATAGTTACAGGTATATCTAGTCTTGCACAGAAATTGGCACCATATATACCGCCACTTATAGAACAGATACTGCCATCACTGATACAGGGCGCAACATCGTTGCTGTCCGAATTGGTGAATAACCTTCCTGGCATACTTGAAACCTTGTTGCCTGGTATAGGTGGAGAACTGGGGCAGGCACTTACATCTGCATTACAGTCTATATTCGGAACTTTGCAAGCTATTTTGCCTACTATATTATCCCTTGTTAATACACTGTTACCACCATTATTGCAGATAGTTCAAACGATTTTGCCGCCGCTTACGAATTTGATTAATATGCTTTTGCCGCCTATTGTGCAGATAGTGTCGCAGATTCTTCCTATTTTAATTTCGATTTTGCAGCCGGTACTGGGATTATTGCAGCCAATACTTGATTTGCTCAATCCAATTATAAATCTGGTCTTAATGATATTGGATCCATTGATGGAACTTATCAATATGATCCTGCCTCCGCTCGTTGAGGTGATAAGTCTGATATCAGAAGAGATACTCGGAGTGCTGAAACCGATACTTGAATGGTTTTGCGAGATGCTTGAGATCACATTGGAAGCGGCGATTATTGCAATTATGGCAGTTATCAACAACTGTCGTAAATCGTTTTCAATGGCTTGGAAAGGCATTAAGAAAGTCTGGAATGCAGCACCTGCCTTTTTTAAAGGCATATGGAATGGTATAAAATCAGCATTTGCAGCAGTAGGAAAGTTTTTTAAAGGCATCTTTACAACAGCGTGGAATGGAATTAAGAGTGTTTGGTCGGCTGTTACTGGATTTTTCAGTGGAATCTGGAATGGAATAAAAGGTGCATATGCATCAGTAGGTACATGGTTTAGTGACATTTTTGGTAAGGCTTGGACTGGTATCAAGAATGCATTTTCACCGATGGTTAAGTTCTTTTCAGATACATGGCAGAAGATTAAGGATATCTTTTCCAAGGTTGGAACAGCTATCGCAGATGGCATCAAGGGAGCCGTTACAGCAGCTATCAATGGCATATTAGGTACAGCGACAAAGATCATTAATGGTTTTATATCTGCAATCAATGCTTGTATATCCGTTATTAATGCGATTCCGGGAGTATCAATTAATAAGCTTGATAAATTGAATGCACCACAGCTTGCAGAAGGTGGTGTACTTAAGAAAGGTCAGGTCGGTATACTTGAAGGTAATGGAGCTGAGGCTGTTGTGCCGCTTGAGAAGAATACAGAATCTGCATAGACTGCTTGATGGACAGATTCGGGATGTGAACGAGCTTTTTGAGGTGGCAAACCTCAAGGTTGAAGCCCCTGGAATGTTTGGAGATCCGGCAGAAGACTGCAACTGCCGGTACTGTCTCTTGCAGCGTGCCAGATGGGCGCTGGATGATGTAGAACTTGAGACTCTGAGAAAGCGAGCGGAATACTTCGGGTTGGATAAGACAAAGGATTTTGAAGAGTACCAGACGAAGTACTTTAAGGTGTCGTTTCAGATTGAGCATGAAAAAGATGTTGCTAATATTATTGATGATGGTACAATAAAATCAGGTGCAATTAGTGGGGCAAGGAACTCATTTGGCGAGAAGGCTCAAAAACATGCAGAAACATATTATGGATTGGTTCGTAGCATGACAACAGATGTTGCTAAGATATCAAAAGCTACAGGCATATCGGAAAAAGAAATCCAAGATATAAAGAATTATATATTCCTAGAAAAGCATGATTTGGGTGGAGAGAAAAAAGAATATTTTGCTCCTGATTATATGATGGCAGAATCTTGGCAGAGGTTAATGTCTGGCAAGCCAGAAAAACATGATATTACATTACTGAAACATGAAATCATGGAGAAAAAGCTCATGCAATCAGGAATGTCGCAGGAAATGGCACATATTGAGACGTCAAAGGTATATAATTATTCAAAGGAAGCAGGTGAGTTTTATGCTAAAATTAAAAAATATAAAAAAGAGTAATGGTATTATTTCGGCAGATTACGATCCTGAATGTAGTGGTGAAATTGGAAGAATATCAATAAATATAGATTCAGGAAAAGAAGTGGAGACAACAATATCACTTATGGATAGAGAATTTCCAATATATTTGAACCATGCACTTGATATATTAAGGAAAATTAAAGATGAAAAGGATATACCAGAAGAGAAGTTAGTTATGTGGTACTAAAAGTATCGTAATTTAATAGCAGTTAATTCAGACCATGATAAAAACATGGCCTTTTTTTATGCCCAAAGTCGGCTTAAGGCGATAAAACTGTGACCGACAAAGAATAACTCCGGCAAGAGTGATAACTGCCATGTGTGGCTACGATTAAAGCCAAGAAAGGATGGAACAATGGAATTAAAGGAACTGTTAGGAGAAGAATTGTACAAACAGGTACAGGCGAAGATTGACGAGAAGAACAGCACAGAGACAGACAAGCTCAAGCATGTAAGATACACAGATCTGTCCGAGGACAAGTACGTCAGCAAGGAGAAACAACGAACATATCACGATGCATCTTCTAAAGTCAATACAAGAATATTAGCAAATGATTCTTCTGGAATAGTGACAGAAGATGGATTACTTGAATTTGGAAACTTATGACGATCTTCGAGTTCTCTGTAAATTCAACCAGATGTGGCATTTTGTCCCATGCCTGACAGATTTCAAATTCATGAATATCTTTCAGAGCTTCTCATATTCGCGAAAAATACAATTTCTTTTATAAGAGAAAAATTTTTTGACAGCACGTAACGTGCAGATTTAATCTGGAAATAGCATCAGAAAGATCATAACAAACGGAAAAGTAAAATTAGAATTTGAATAGGAGACAAATGATATGCATAGAGAAGTGGAAGATAATACAGTTATATTTACAGCATTTAACAGAAAATTGTTAAGAGATTTAGAAGAATTGAGAAATCTTCTGGTTAGAAATAAACCTGAGAGAGTCATGAAAAAACTGAATGAATTAATTGAAGATACAAAGAGGGACATAACCGAATAGTTTGTAGTATGGGAAATGGTTCGCGAAAAAAACATTCTCTTTTATGAAATAAAAAATCATAAAAGCCTTTGACAGCACGTAACGTGCAGATTTAGGCTGAAGGAGGATGTATATGGAACTAATGACTTTAAGAACAATGTGTGAACGATTGAATGTTTCAAGAAGAAGTATTCAATGTTATGAGCAGGCTGGTTTATTGAAGCCTTCGGCAAAAAATAAATATGGTCATTTGCTATATGATGAGCAGGCGTTTCAGAGAGCACAAATGATTCGTTTCTTACAACAGCTTGGGTTTAAACTGGAGGAGGTAAAAGAAATTATAGATGCACCTGATAATGTAAGAAAAGATGCGATGGAAGTACATGTGAGAATGCTTGAATGTGAAACAGAAAAAATGACGGAACTTATTCAACAGGCGAGAGTTTATATTAATAGCATTAATGGAAAATCTGAAAATGGAGGGAAGACAAATGAGAAGTAAAAAGAAAATTATAATCACAACATTTATTGGGGCAATCATGTTGTTAGCAGGTTGTCACAGTGCAGGAACAGATCAAGAGCAAAAAGATAATAAAAAATCAGACTCTGAAACTGTAGAAATTGAGGATATTGATTGGAATGTAGGAGAAGGAATAATAGATGGAGACAGACATATTGTGATGAATTATGTAAATAATTCAAAGTTGGACATTGTTTATTTCGGCCTGGACTATACTGAAAAAGAGGGAATAACGGAAGAAGAAAAACAAAAGTTTTATTCGGACATAGAGAAGAAATTTAATTTGAGTGATGACGATATGATTAAAATAAAAGAAGAAACAATTGGAATGAATACAAGTGTAGAAAGATTGGTGAAAGAAGGAGATGAAGTATCTAACGTACCATGTCACTACTTTTCTGGAATTTATTATTTAAAGGATAAAGCACATCTGGAACTTATGCAGCCGGATATTGCAACAATAGAATTCGTAAGTAATGGTAGATTATATACAGAATATTATGATTTCAAATCACAGAAATACTCCTTGGAATCTGATAGTGAAGAGGCCGTACAATGGACAGAAAAAGAGATTGGAACAGAGATTGATAAGCCGGAAGCAGAAGTTATAAAAGTAACATTAGATCTGGATGATTATCTATGCTTTGATGTGTATGGAGTATCAGAGTCACAATTTGAGGAATATATAGATTTATGCAAGGAAAGGGGATATACAAAGGACGCAGATAAAGATGAGGATTCTTACGATGCGGAGCGGGATGATGGATATAGTGTTTCTATAGATTATGATCAGACAGATTGTATTATGGATGTTTCTGTTAGTAAGTAA